CACTATTTATTATGATATCACAAGGAGACAATTATGTCAAGTAAAGTTAAATTTCTAAGCAGAGCCAAACGAAAAAGATTGTTGGAAGCTCTTTCTCAAGTTGAAGAAGGAACTCCCGAAGCAAAAGCAATAAGAGAACAACTAGGTGCTCATGCCCCTGTTGATCCTGCTGTAGAAGCTAAAAAGAAAGCCGAAGCCGAAGCTGTTGTCAAAGCCGCTCAAGACGCTGCTCGCAAAGCTCAAGAAGAAGCAGAAGCAAAGCGTAAATCTGAAGAAGCTGCTCGTAAAAAGAAAGCAGATGCCGAAGCAAAGCGCAAAGCCGATGAAGCTAAGAAAAAAGCTGCTGCAAAGAAAAAAGCGGATGCTGCAAAGAAAAAAGCGATTTCGAAAGAAAAGTAGACTAGTTAGTTAGTAATAATTAATGCACATGTGTTAGTCCTCCGTAAGCCCCAAGCTCTCCAATTGCATGGGGCTTTTCTTTTGTCTAAAACTATTTAAAGGGAACGGAGGTTCCATGTATGTCTTTACCCACCTTAACACCAACATCAACAACATCAGCAATTACATTGCCAAGCAGCGTATCGTCTATATTAAGTGATTCAATTGCACCAGCAGATACGCAAATTGTAGCTGCCTGTCCAATAGGAGCGTATACTGGATCAGCAGCTTTTGTTACAGGAGCTGTTGCTCAAGTTGCTTTTACTTATAAAAGACTTGGAGGAGACGTCCTTGATATAGAACTAACAAGCGGTTCTGTATTTGCTTCTTATGAAGAAGCATGCTTAGAATATTCTTATATTGTTAACAGACATCAAGCAAAAAACAGCCTTGGTGCTGCTCTTGGATCCCCAACAGCGTCTTTTGATCACAAAGGAGAAATATCTTCAGGAGCCGATGGTGCATCTTTAAAGTATCCAAAATTCACATTCGACTATGCTTTTAAGATGGGCGATAAGTTTGGAACAGAAGCAGGCGTTGGAGGAACTGAGCCGATATATAGCGCTTCTCTTTCAACAGTCTCCGGACAACAAGACTATGATCTTCAAGCAATCGTTGAAGCAAATTCCGAGTTTACAAGCATTGTTGGGTCAAAGAGAATAAAGATAAGAAAAATGTTTTACATCTCTCCTCAACAAATGTGGAGGTTTTATGGTTATTATGGAGGACTTAATGTTGTTGGTAATTTTCATAACTATGGTCAGTATGCTGATGATTCTTCATTTCAAGTTATTCCTGCTTATCATAATAAAATGCAAGCTATGGCTTATGAGGATCACCTTTACACAAGAACTTCTCATTATTCATATGAAATAGTTGACAATAAGCTAAGATTATTTCCAAAACCAACAAGTGTTTCACCAGAACAGTTTTGGTTTAAGTTCACAGTTGAAACTAACTCTCCTTTTGAAGATGATGTAGAGTCTGGACAAAATGGTGTAAACAATATGAACACACTTCCTTTCCAAAATCTTCCATACGAAAATATAAACTCCATAGGTAAACAATGGATCAGGAGATTCTCTCTTGCATTATCAAAAGAAGTATTAGGACAAATCAGAGGAAAGTTTGGCAACACTGTTCCAATTCCCGGAGAAACAGTTAATCTAAACGCTTCAGAACTATTGGGACAAGCTAAAGAAGAACAAGCAGCGTTGAGAGAAGAGTTGGCTAAAGTTCTCGATGAAACAACATACAATAAGTTGATAGAAACAGATAAAGGCATGATTGATAACCAAAATGCAATCGTCAAAAACTCACCTCTTGGAATATTTGTAGGATAATTGCATGTCAGATGATAACAAATGGTCAAAACCAACCGCTCCTCCTCCTCCTTTGTTTCTCGGAGAGAAGGAACGCAACCTTGTAAAGCAAATCAACGATGAAGTTATTGAACGAGTTGTTGGGCAACAAGTAATTTACTTTCCAATTGACATTGAGCATACAAATTATCACCCAGTCTACGGAGAAGCGATAGAAAAAAACTTTCTTCCACCAGTTAGAGTATATGCTCTTGTTGAATACGGAGGAGTTGAGACATCTTTTATGGATGGAGTGACCATAGATAAGAAAACCACTGCTGTTGTAAAGTTCCACAAGAGAAGATTGACAGAAGATCAAAATCTTTTTGTTAGAGAAGGTGATTTTATAAAATACGGTTCCATTTTTTACGAAATTGTAAAGACAAACGAACCAAAACAATTATTTGGACAAATTGATCACAAATTTGAGATAATTGCAGACTGTATAAGAGCCCGTGACGGCTTGTTTAACGCGGAGTAGACTATGAGTGAGACTATTGAACTTTCGACCCTTGAAACCATTGATATGGGCCTATATGATCATGTAAATAAGATATTTGACATACATACAAAGACCAATAAAGGATTGATCAAGGTTCCTGTATTATGGTTGTCTGCTGAGAGAACATTTCAAATCAAAAATGATCGATCTTTCCGAGATTCTGTTGGAAAAGCAAAACTACCTCTTATATCTATTGAAAGAACTGACATATCAAAAGACAAAACGTTCAAAGGTGCTGTTCAGGCAGACCTTCCGGTTGACAAAACATCAGCAAGAGCCTACAGGTCCAGGCCTTATAGAACTATAACAAGAGTAGTGCAATCAAAGACAGTTGATAGAGCTGTTGCTAAAGGTTTTAAGGACTCAAAAGGACAAACAGCTTACCCAAGGGACAAATTCAAGACACTGACCAGCAAAAAAATAGTAACTGAGTCTGTCAATGTGCCTTTGCCCACTTATGTGACCATAAATTATGCTATCAATATCAGATCAGAGTACCAACAACAGATGAATGACATGATAACTCCGTTTATTTCGAGGACAGGGCAGCTAAATCATTTTCTTTTTGAATACAACGATCACAGATACGAAGCATTTATTGATCAATCGTTTGCACAGACCAACAATTCAACAAATTTGGGTGAGGAAGAGAGATCTTTCATGACCAAGATAACAATAAAGGTCTTAGGATATATCATGGGCGACGGAATTAATGATCCAAAGCCAGAAATAAGCACAGAAGAGAATATTGTTGAAGTCAAATTGTCCAGAGAAAGAACCATATTGGACGACAGAGTCCCATGGAAGAAGAAAAACAATAAATATAGACCCATATAGTTTTTAACATTATTACATACTATTTATTACGAATAAGTGTTTAAAAAAGGAGTACTTTAATGCCTAGAAAATTCGATTTTATATCCCCAGGTATCGAGATAACTGAAGTAGATCAGTCAATATTACCTGCTGAAGTGGATGATGACGGACCAATTATCATTGGACGTACAGCAAGAGGACCAGCTATGAAGCCGGTCAAAGTTAGATCTTTAGAAGACTATATAGCAGTCTTTGGTCTTCCAATTCCCGGTGGTAACTCAAAAACTGGAGACGTTTGGAGAGACGGTGCAGGAACAACTGCTCCATCATATGCTTCATACGCAGCTCAAACTTGGTTGGCATCTCAAACATCACCTGTAACAATGGTAAGATTATTAGGAGAACAATCGACAAACGCAACTGATGATGCGCATAAAGCTGGTTGGGCTTTGAAAAATACATACGTAGATTCATCAAATGCTACCAACTCAACAGCATATGGTTTGTTTGTAACAGATTATGCTGGGTCTGGAAAATCAACCGCTATTACGTTATTGGAAGGATCAGCATTTGCCGCTGGTACTTTGGAATCAGGCGCGACTAAACTTATGTTTTATAGAAATAATGATGTTACTACTGCTACTAAAGCTGGTGGTCTTGTTCTAGAGATTGATTTTGAATCTGATAATGCCACTATAGCTGGTGGTACAGTTGCTAGAGCAACAGATGGCACAGATAATGTTGCAAAAATTACCTGTGGATTTTCTGGTCTATCAACTATTACTGAAATCTTGGCTGTTGTTGAGACTGCTTTAGAATTAGCAATCTCAAGTGGCGACATTTCAAATATATCAATAGATAACGAGGGAGCACAACTTTTAATTTACAACCTTCAAACAGGTGCTGCTGTTACAGACAGACTAACTGTTGTCGATAGTGGAACCAGCGTAAACCAATTCAAAGGAAAAGGTGTTGATCCGCAGGCACCGGGAACCCCTGAAACTGGAACTGATTTAGCAGGTGGTATAACAAATAACAACCAAGCTGTTTGTGCTGTTGCTGCTACTCAAGCTGCTTCTGAAGGCGCCCTCGCAGCAATTTTTTATTGCAACGAAGGTTCACTTGGCTTATCAGGAGAGGGTCCTGCTGGTTCCGCTACTGCTGCTACAGGTGAATCCTGTTCTTTGGTGAAAAGTGCAACAAACAAAGGGTTTACTTTAAAAATTACAAACGCAAGTGACGTTGAGGTTGATAGTCTTCCGTTCAACTTTGACAGAAATAGCGAAAAATACATTAGAAGAGTCTTTAACACAAACCCAACTCTTACAAATTCAATAACAAACACAACAGCAAAAACTTATTGGTTAGGTGAAACGTTTTACAACCACCTTAACACTTATGTAACAGGTAATGTTGCAGCTCAACAATACGGTGTCTTGGTTCCTTTGCATGAAAACGGACAAACGTCCGATGCTTCAAACAAAAAATACAATTGGGGATACCACAAAGAAGGAGCAGCCGCTGCTCAATCTGGTTGGGTTATTGCAGATGACGCAGGAACAGCTTCTACTTATCAACCAATAGCTGGTCATACAAAAATGTTTAAGTTTCATTGCTTGCACGAAGGTGAAGCAGTGCAAAAAGAAATTTTAATTGCTGTTGAAGATCTAAAACTTCCTGCAAACCCTTTAGTTTATGCATACTCTACATTCACAATAAGAATAACAGATATAAACGGAAACACTTTAGAAAAATTTAGCAATCTAAATATGGATGCTGATTCTAATAATTATATTGCCAAAAGAATTGGAGATATGGACACAGAGTGGTCGGAACTAGACAGAAGATATCGTAAAAAATACACTGCTGGTTTTTTAAATCAATCAGACTATGTGCGTATTGAAATGGCACCAGAAATGCCTGATCGAGAAAGTGCTTTGCCATTTGGTTTCTTAGGACCTGGTCGTCCTAAAGGATGGGGAGCTCTAGACGGAGATTCACAACCTAAATCTTTAGACCTTTCAGATGATTTTACAGGAGCTTTTGTCAAAAATGGAGACCCAGCAGATGGCGCTACAGGTGAACTTATAGAACTTGATGGAGAACAATCGGTTAAATTTATTTGGCCAGCAATTCCTTTGAGAGTTAACGGTTCTGATGGTTTTACTTCAAATCCTTACAAAGCTTATTTTGGAATTAGACCAAAATTCTCTACAAGTTCAAAAGCATACGATCCAGATTACTGCGATTACCTAAGAAGACCTCCTCAAGAATATCAAGATAAAATCTTTAACCCATCAGGAAATTGGGAACATTCATTCATATTTTCTCTTGATGATATTGTCATTTCCGAAGCAGCTAATACAGTAACTTACACTTCTGGTTCTAGACAACTAGGAACCTCTTGGACAGCACAGGCTGACAAGTCACCTATTGATTTGTTGAAGAAAGGAGTTAAGAGATTTATGATGCCTCTCTTTGGTGGAGCTGATGGATTTGATATTCAAGAAAGAGAGCCATTTAGATTTGATCTTGTCGAATCAGCCAAAACTGGAACCGACTCTACAAACCCTATAACTTATACATTGAACAAAGCTATCGACTCAGTTGCAGATTCTGAACAAGTTCCTGCTAATTTGCTAGCAATGCCTGGTATTAAATCCACAACGTTTACAGACAAGTTGATTGCAACGGCAGAATCTAGACAAGACTGTTTGGCTATTATTGACCTTGAAAACGATTATCTTCCAAAATGTGAAGCTTTGGCTGGTGCTTTAGATAAAGACAGACGAGGTTCTGTCGATTCTGCTGTTACTACAGTGAAGTCTAGAAATTTTGACTCAAGTTATGCATGTGCTTTTTATCCATGGATTCAAGTAAGAGACACTTTAAATGCCGGAAAGGTATTATGGGTTCCTTCTTCAATTGCTGCTCTTGGAGCAATGGCAAAGACAGAAGCAACTTCAGACTTATGGTTTGCACCTGCTGGATTTAACAGAGGTGGGTTAGGATCACTTGGTGGGCGTTCAGGTCCTGTTGCTCTTCAAGCAACTCAAAGACTTGACGTATCAGAGAGAGACGACTTGTATGAATTAAATATCAATCCAATCGCTTCTTTCCCTAACGAAGGACTAGTAATCTTTGGACAAAAAACCTTACAATCAGCAGACTCAGCTTTAGACAGAATTAACGTTCGTCGTCTCATGATCTTCCTCAAAAAGAAAATCGGTGATGTTGCAAAAGCAACTTTATTTGAGAACAACGTTGAAGCAACATGGGCAGATTTCAAAGGAAGAGCAGAACCAATTCTTTCACAAGTTAAGAACAGATTTGGTTTAACAGAGTATCGTCTTATTTTAGACGAAACAACAACAACACCAGATCTACAAGATCGCAACATAATGTATGCAAAAATCTTCTTGAAGCCCGCAAGAGCAATAGAATTTATAGCAATCGATTTTGTTATCACTAAGAGTGGTGCAGATTTTGTATAGACATCTAATTAATTTAAACAGGAGTAACAGATAATGTCATTTTGGACCGAAGTGGGTGGTAAAGACCCAAAAAGAAATTTCAGATTTAGAGTAACAATTGGAGGCTTTACAGGAAAAACTGTTTGGTGGGCTAAAAAAGTTCAAAAGCCAAACTATTCAATTGCTGAAGTGAAGCACGTATATCTAGGACATACATATTATTATCCTGGAAAACTGGAATGGCAAGAAGTTACAATGACTCTTGTTGACCCAGCAGAAGAATCAGGAGTTGATGCTCTTAGAGACTTAAACAAAATTGTCGAAGGCTCAGGGTATGAATTGCCAACTCCTGCTGGTAACACAAAAACTATGTCAAAAGACAAAGCTTCTGGTGATGGTGGTCTAGGTTCTGTTACAATTGAACAATTGGATGCTGATGGCAAGCCCATAGAAACTTGGACTTTGAACAACCCTTTTCTTAAAAAAGTTTCCTTTTCTGATCTGGACTATGAAAATGATGACCTTACAACAATTGATATTGCTTTAAGATATGACTGGGCTGAATGTGTAATAGCAGGAAGCGAAGACGCATTCTTTAACCCAGCAGCGTCGCAAAGATAATAGGATAATACATGTCTTGGTGGACTGAAAGTACTACAACACCTAAGAGGAAATCTTTATTTTACGTGAAGATCTCCTCTCAGTTCTTTTTGCCGTTTGTTAAGACTTGCTCAAAGCCTTCGGCTAATGTTGAGACAAAAGAGTTTAAACTTATAAACCATTATATTAAGTATCCGGGCCTTGTTAAGTGGAATCCAATAACCATAACCATGGTTGATATGAACGGATCGAAAGAGAAAAACACAATTGATACAGCAACGGTTCTTTGGAGAATGCTAAAACATTCGGGTTACAATTTTCCTAATAAGGACAGAGGAGTCCTGTCTCACAACGGAGGAGTTAGCGAACTAACAACAACAGAAAAAGAATCAATGTTGGCTGCTGGCTTTGGACTTGGTCTAACAGGTAAGTGGGAAGCAGAAACTGGTGGCATGACCATATATCAAGTTAACCCTGAAGGAAAAACTGTTGAACAGTGGACTTTAAAAAACCCTATTATAAAATCAATAAAATGGGGAGACCTGTCTTATGAAGCAGACGAACCTGTTGAATACACTTTAGAAGTAGACTATGACTGGGCAGAACTAAAACACAAACCAACAGGAAAACAAGCAATAGGATCTCACTATCAAAAGTTTATGGCTGGTCTTGTGTCTCAGGAAGACGCAATAGCCCAAGATGATGCTAGAATAGAAAGAGAAACCGCAGCCGCAAATGAAAGAGGGCTAGCGGCTTTTCAAAGAGATCAACAAGAAGCTGGTGGTGGTGCATCAATGCAATATAATAGTTCAAATTTTGGCTCTAATCCACTAGGCGGTAACGAGGAAGTATATTTATATAATCTACAAGATCAAGCAGCTAATGAAATTACTCAAGCTGAAGCAGATGCAGAAAATCTTACTACTTTGGATGAAGAAGAGTTTCAAGCCGAAATGGAAGCCTTAGAACAAACTTGGTCTCCATTTTAAAACAATCTAACACGAGGTAAAAATGATAAGAAAAAATGAAGACCGAACAGGTCCCAGAGCAACATCAGCAGACGAAATCCCCGCTGATTTGAAACAAATGCTTAACCCAATGGATTTCGTTGCACCAACAGATTTTGTTGAACTCCCGTCAAAAGGACAGTTTTATCCCGAAGGTCATCCCCTTTGCGGAAAAGACACAATTGAAATCAAATACATGACAGCAAAAGAAGAAGACATTCTTTCTTCAAGAGCTTTAATAAAGAAAGGAGTTGCCATTGAACGTCTTTTAGAATCAATCATAAAAGACAAATCAATCAATCCTTCTGACTTATTAATCGGAGACCGAAACGCTATCTTAATCAAAGCAAGATCTTCTGCTTATGGTCATATGTATAAAGCAAACGTTAATTGCCCTGCTTGCGGAGCACAAAACAAAAAAGCTTTTAATCTTTTGGAACCAAAAGTATCTCACGGAGACAACCCAGAAGACCACGGAGTTGAAAAACTTGAGAACGGAAGATACAAATACGAACTACCTTTTTGCAATCTGTTTATTGAGTTCCGCATGCTTAACGGAAAAGACGAAGCAAAACTAATAAAGATTGTCCAACAAGACAGTAAAAAAGAATCTCATGCTATGTCTCAACAAATTGCTTCCGTTATCCAATCAGTTAATGGATACGAAGAAAGAAACGTTATCGACTATTTTGTTCTCAATATGCTAGCCGGTGACGCTAGAGCATTTAGAAAAATCTTAAAAGCTCTAACACCAGACCTAAGAATATCAAGCCACTTTACTTGCACCTCCTGTGATCATGAACAGGAATTGGAGGTTCCGTTCGGCGCGGACTTTTTTTGGCCTGACCGAGGAATATAACGAACATATCTATGAACAGTTCTTCATGCTTAAGCATTATGGCGGATGGTCTTTGTTTGAACTCTATAACTTGCCTGTTGGTTTAAGAAAGTGGTGGCTCGAAAGAACCATCAAAGAATACGAGAAAGAAAAAGAACAAGCAGAAAAAGCAAGAAGATAACTAATGCCCTTGACGGGCATTTTTTTTTGAAAACTAATTACCATAAAAGAGGATTTGTTTGTGACCTGGAATTTTGAATCAAGAATATTGCGTATGCCTGCTGGAGATGATGACGGAGGAGCCGGATATGATTTAGACGCTGTTTTAGCTGCTCAAGGTCGATTGATCGAACAGCGGATGCAGCTGAATCAGCTAGAAAAAGAACGTGCCGAGTTCTTAGGTAATCAGCTAGAAGCAACAAGAAAACAAATAACTATGACTGAGGATAGAATTAATCAGTCAAAATTTCTTGTTGACCAAATGAAAGATGAAAAATTATCTATCATGGATCAACTAGCACTAGCAGAAAAACTTGGACAACAAACACTAACAACAACAGAAGCCCTAGGAAAACTTGGTAAAGATACTGCTGATCAATACAAAAACATGATGCAAGCCTTCCAAACACAACTTAGTGCAATAAATAAAGATATTAAGACAAACGCAAATGATCAAGAAGCTTTAAAAAAGCTACAAAAAGAAAGATTAGAAATCTTAGAACAAATGCAAACTGGTCAAGAACAATTTGTTGGTAAGTTACAAGATGCTGAAAAGTCTGGAACAAAAGTAGCCGGAGCTCTTGGAGGGGTTGCGTCAAAACTTGGTATGAGTGCTAAGTTTTCTGATACCATGGCTGGTAAAATGGGAGACTTTTACGCTGAAATAAACGAAGGCTCAGGGTCTTTAACTGATTTAACATCAATGATGGGATCAGCAGCTGTTCAAGATATCGCAGCCGGAGCAATAGCTTCTCTTATAGACAAAGTCATAGATCTTGCCATAGAGATGGACAAGACCTCTAAGGAATTTGAAAAAGCAAACGGATTCACACAAGGATTCGGATCAGAAATCTCTAGAGTATCAGGAGATTTAATATTAGCTGGTATGTCAGCAAAAGATGCCGGCGTGGCTATGCAAGGCTTGGTAAACAATTTCTCCGCGTTCAATCCTCAAGCAACACAATCTAATGTAAATCTAGCAAAAAATGTTGCAATGATGAATGCGTTTGGTGTTTCAACCGAAACTTCAACAAAAATGCTTGATAACTTTGTTCGAGCTCAAGGAATGACAGCAGAAGCTGCAACTAACATGGCTTTAAAAGTATCGTATGCTGGAGAGTCTATTGGATTTTCTGCTGCAAAGATGTCAGCTGATTTCAATGCAACCTATGGTGTTCTTTCTCAATTTGGAGATGGATCAACAGAAATATTCTTGGACTTACAAGCTCAAGCAAAAGCCACAGGTGTTGCCATAGGTGAACTGGTAAAAGTTGCACAAAAATTTGATACATTTTCTGATGCAGCTACAACAGTAGCACAACTCAACACAGTGCTTGGATCAAACTTAAGTGCTATGGAATTGATGAATGCTGATTATGATGAAAGACTTAACTTGTTGAGAGAAGGAATAGGCCTAGACGGACAAGCGTTTGAATCCCTTGATCGTTATACAAAATTGTATGTGCAAAATGCTCTTGGTGTATCATCAGCAGCCGAAGCTCAGAAGTTATTGAACATGAACACAGCAGAGTACACAGGATACAAACAAGATATGGAAGCAGCTCGCATGTCTCAAGAAGAACTAAACCAAGCTGTTGTTGCCGCTGTTCCTATAGCAACAAAACTAACCAATGCTTTAACTTCTATAGCTGCTGTGCTGGTTCCTCTTGTTGAAGGATTTGCAGCACTTTTTAACATTTTAAGCGAGCTGGATGGATTTTCCAAAGGATTGTTAATTCCTACTTTGACAACTGTTGGTCTTGCTCTTTTAACCGCAAAACTAGAAGCAACTGGACTGGCATTTGCTGTTGCCAGAGTTTTTATGCCAATAGTAATCTTTGGAGTTCTTTTTAAAGCTGCCACAACATTCTTAGAAAGGTTTGGAGTAGCATCTGAAGTAGTGGCGGGCGCATTAGGAATAATAACAATTGGCTTATATGCTATGGTGCCTGCTGTAAGCGCTGCTATGGGTCCTTTGGGTTTATTTTTTACTATTTTATACGCATTGTATGAAGTTTTTAAAACACAAATCAACCCTTTATTTATCAACTTTGGTTTCCACCTTGCTCTAGGTTTAATCGCAATGGGAATTGCCGCAAAAGTGGGAGGAATTCAACTAACGTTCTTAGCACTTGCTTTTGCTGTGTTGTTTGGAGCGGTAGCTCTTGTTGTTTATGCATTTAGTGATTTAGTACAATCAATGACAACTCTCTTCACTCTGTTTGTGGAGAACGTAGAAAAATTATTTCTTGTTGGTAATGCAATATACTACTTAGCTGGTGCCTTTGCAGCCATGGGTCTAGCGGCTGCTGTATCACTAGCATCAACAACCATGCTATTAGCAGCAATGACGGGCCTAGGAGCTGTTTTAATAGGCCTTACGATGGTTAGTGGTGCCCTAACCCTAGATTCTCTCGCCAAGTCCATAAAAGACATTGGTGACGGAATGGACAAATTTGCTAGCGGTCTAGTAAAAATAAAATCAGTAGCAGCAGAATTATCAAATCTTGCGGGATCTTCTTTCTTAGCATTTTCTATGGAAGGTGGTAAAACATCTGCTATAATTGCTCACGAATCAACCTTTTCAGCAATAAAATCAGGACAAATCTCTGTTGATGTAAAAATACCAGAAATTCAAGTACCAAAACCTGTTGTGCATGTTTATATTGATGGAAAAGAAATCAAGAAAACAGTTGAGACGATCTTCGTGAGGAATATGTAATGAGTTTTTGGACAGCCAATACTACATTGACTCCAAAAGGAGCCAATATTTATGATGACAGTTCTGTTATCTATACGAGGAATAAAAAGATAAAAT